CGCTTCTATCCCCCAGAGGGGCCAAGAACGCTCAGATACCGCCAGAAAGCCCTAGAACGGCCCTAGAAGGCTTTGTTTTGCCACGGTTGGAGTCGGGTACACCTGAGCGAGTACGGGGGTCCTACGGGCCGCAGGCTGCGGAATGGGTCAAGGAGGCTTTTGGCCTCACGTTGCGAGGGTGGCAACGCTACGCCCTGACTCGGGCCCTCGAGCACGACGAGGAAGGCGCCCTGGTATGGCCTACGGTGATGATCACGGTAGGGAGACAGTCAGGAAAGTCGGTCCTGTCGCGGGCCGTGTGCATGTGGCGACTGCATCACGCGGATCTCTTCGGGGAACCGCAAACGATCCTGCACGTGGCTAACCGTCGCTCGACCGCTATGGAAGTGATGCGCCCGGCTGGGCTTTGGGCCGTGGAGAAGTACGGCAAGAAAGCGACCCGTTGGGGCAACGAGAACGCCGGAATCGAACTACCTACCGGTGATCGTTGGCTGATCCATGCCGCGAATGACTCAGCAGGCGTCGGCTACAGCTGCTCGATGATCTTTGCGGACGAGGCATGGAAGATCCCGAGAACCGTGGTCGATGATGCGCTCAGCCCGACCATGGCCGAAAGGAATCAGCCCCAGATCTATCTGGTCTCAACTGCTGGTGACTCGACCTCGGACCTGATGACGGCATACAGGCAGCGGGCCCTCGACCGGCTGGACGACCCAGACCCCGGCCAAGTCCTGCTCCTGGAATGGTCAGCACCAGCCGAGGCAAACCCCGACCTAGTGGAAACATGGAAATGGGCTAGTCCAGAATGGACACCCAAACGCGAAACGTTCCTACGCCAGCAATGGGCCAACGTCGAGGAATCCGCATGGCGCAGGGAATACCTAAACCAATGGGTCATTCGATCCGATCATTGGCTGAAAGACTCAGCATGGACCGGAACCCTGGACGCCGAGTTGAGACTTCCCGAAAAAGGTACCTGGTCGGTCGCGGTCGAATGTGACTTCGACGGAATGGGCCACGCCGTCGCCATAGCAGCGCCCCTAGATGATGGCAATATCGGCGTCAAACTGACCACCCACAGAACCATGCCCGAAGTCGACGCTCGACTAGCGGAAATACGGAACCAACACCCAACGGTATACGTCCAAGTGACCCCCGGTTATGTCGACAGGCTCAGGTCACCATTTGACAGCCTGGTCGGACAGCGCGAGGCCGCAGCAGCAACCCAAACCCTGCTCGACCTATTCGACCGCAAGGCCCTGAGGCACGACGGTTCGCAAGTGCTACAAGAACACTTAGCATCCTCAACGGTCAGCCGCAGGCAAGGTGGGTGGGTACTAACAGCCCCAATGGGTCGCGGCGGTGTTTACGGCGCACGTGCCGTCATGTTCGCAGTAGCACAAGCCTCTAAGACGCCTAGGCCTCTTGCCATGATTAGGACACGCCGAATGCGCTAGTGAGCCAACGTCATACGTTCGTGGTAAAAGGTCTACACTTGCAACGTGGCGTTTCCCCGTTCACTCTCTATCGTGCGGGGCCAATCCAAGATAGCCGAGTCTCTTGGGACTCCCACTATGGCTGAGGGTGCGGCTCCGCACGTTAGGGAGTCAGGTGGCAGTTGGCTCTTGCGTTTGACCCAGTTTCCTGCGGGCGCGCAAGTCTCCCGTGATGCCGCTTTGCAGGTGCCCGCGCTCAATAAAGCCCTGCAGACGTACACCAGGGCAATCAGCGCTTTTCCCTTGCGCGAGTATGTGGGCCGCGACGAAACCGTCGCCCGAGACTTCCTACGGCAACCTACGCCCGGCCTGTCCTATTCGGCCCTCATGGCACGTACCATCCAAGACCTGCTGCTATATGACCGCGCCTATTGGCAGGTCACGGCACGCAGCTGGGACGGCTTCCCATCGCAAGCCGCCCGTTTGATCCCCGAATATGTCACCGATCCGCTTTACCCGTGGGATCGGCCGCCCGTCGAGGTAGATTTTCAGGTCTGGTACAACGGCGTCCCCGTCCCGGCTCGTGATCTGATCCGGTTTGAAGGTGACGGTAACGGTGGCTGGCTCGTAACCGGGGCAACAGCAATCAACACAGCTGCAGCGCTTGAGGCCGCGACTCAGAACATGGCAACCATTCCCATGCCGGCCACGATTCTCAAGAACACGGGCGCGGATTTGCCGGCCGAGCAGGTCGACGCGCTGCTCGAAGCATGGGAAGAAGCCCGAACCAACCGGGCCACCGCGTACCTAAACTCGACCATCGACACCAAAACCATTGGGATGAACCCCAACGATCTGCAGCTCGTGGAAGCCCGCGAGGCGTCAGCCAGGGCAATGGCACGCCTAGCCAACATCGACCCGCTATTCGTGGGCGCAGGAATACCCGGCGCATCACTAACCTACACCAACCGCGTCGACCTTTACCGTGGCCTGCTTGACCTCAGCCTTACACCCGTGATGAATCTGGTCAGCCAGCGCCTCTCTATGAACGACATCACGCCCCGAGGCCACACGGTCACGTTCGACACTTCCGTGTTCCTACGCTCCAACACAGATCAGGCCGTCAACCTCATAAACGACATGCTCCCGCTAGGCGTGATCACCGTCGACGAAGCCCGCGAGCTGCTCGACCTGCCAGACCTGATGAACATCGACCAGAACCCCGGAGTGAGCTAAATGCAGACAATGGATCTCGAAGCCGAGTTCGTCATCGAAACCCGCGAGGACTCCGGCGACATCGCCGCGACGTTCTACGGTCGCGCCGTCCCTTACTCCACAGAAACTCAGATCGGTGGCGTTCGTGAATCATTCGCTCCTAACGCGTTTGATACGGCATCCGTTATCGGCAAGCCCATTGCCTACCGTCACGGGGAACCCATCGGCGTGATCACGGGCGCGACCAACGAGGCCGACGGGCTCTACATTGACGGAACTATCGTTAACACGGTTCTGGGACGCGACGCCGCCACCCTCATGCGCACAAAATCAGCCAAAGGGCTTTCAGTAGGATTCACTCCAACCAAATCCGTCTGGTCTAAAGCCAAAGACGCCGTAACCCACATGGCCGCCACCTTGGCCGAAGTTAGTGTTACCCACATGCCCGCCTACCCGACAGCCGGAGTAAGCGTGATTCGAGAGGAAGAAAAAATGTCCGTTGAGACCGTCGAGGTTGACGCCACCACGGCGGCGACCGCAGACATCGAGGCCCGTGAGGCCATTGCAGATGTACGCCGAGAGGTGCACGAGCTTGCCGCTAAGGCTTTCGTGTCCGAAGCCAAGCACGAACTTTCCCAGTTCCGTTCGTTCGGTGACTACCGTATGGCGGTCATGTCAGGCGAGGTTGAGAACCGCGCTCTTTTTGATCAGGTAACCGACAATAACCCTGGCGTGCTGCCCCCAAACTGGTCATTTATCGTTCGCGGTATCTTTGATCTGGGCCGCCCCACGGTCAACGCTTTTGGCGTCGAGTCAGCCGGCACAAGCGGCACGACCATTAACTGGCCCTATTGGACCGGCGACCTGACCGAGATTGTGGCAGAACAGGTCGACGAAAAAGACGAGATCAACTCGGTTGAGATCAGCATTCTGAAGGGCACCGCGACCCTCAAGACCTATGCCGCGGGCTCGGACGTGTCCTACCAGCTGCTGCAGCGCTCCAACCCGTCCTACGTCGATGCTCACAGCCGCATCATGCTGAACTCTTACGTTCAGGTTACGGATATTGCGTTCGTCGCAGCCGTCTACGGTGCTCGCACACCGTACGCGTACGACATCACCGTAGACACTACGGGCGCAGCGTTCCGCGAGGCCGTATTCGGCGCATCGGTGAACGTCCAGACTGCTACGGGCATGCCCGCCGAGTTTGTTCTCGTGTCCCCAAACGTGTTTAAGAAGATCGGTGGCTGGTCCACGTTCTTCCCGTCCAACTACGGCACGTTTAACGTTTCGGGTACGGCAGTCGCCAGCACGCTTGGCGTCAACGTCTCCGGCCTGCCGGTCATCCTTGACCGCAACATCGGCGGCAACGCGATCCTCGTGTCTAACCGTGAAGCCGCACGATGGATTGAGGACGGCCCGCGCTTCGCGCAGGTCGAGAACGTAGCCCAGCTGGGACGTGACGTGGCTATCTACGGCTACGGAGCCTCGCAGATCATCTCCGGCGCAGGCATCCAGTCCCTCGAAGACTAATCCAGTAAAGGGAGGGGACCGACAATGGCGCTCGTAACAGGAGAGGAACTAGCAATCGCGCTAGACCTCGACTACGAGGACGAGGTAACCGCAGCGACACTTGACCAAGTCGCCGAAGCCTCAGATGACATTGTCGGTTCCCTCCTGACCACCGGGGCCTACGAGGAAGAACCACCAGCCTGTAAGGAAGCCGCCCTTTCAGTAGGGGTCGAAATCTTCCAAGCGCGCACCGCAGCCGGTGGACAGGCCGTATCCACGGACTTCAGCGCAGGCCCATACCGACTATCAGTCTGGATCACCCGTCGAGTCCACGCTTTGATCATGCCCTACGCAAACGTCGGCGGGCTGATCGGATGACAGCCCTCTCGACCGAAGCCCGCGAGGCTATCGTCACTTCACTTAGCGGGCTCGGTATCCGTGTCTACAACTACGCCCCGCCCGTACCATCACCGCCATGCGTAGTGGTAATACCCGATTCACCTTGGATTCGACCTACGCGCATCGGATCAAACCTGAACTATGAGGTCCGGTGGCGGCTGCTACTAGTGATCAGCCCGAGGA